GTAAAGGGTTCCCGTTAGTTAGTTCCTCCGAGAGGAGACTGAGGTTTAACCGCCTCAGTTCTTAAACGAATCACAACCTACAGGCTGAATTTATCCGGTATTAATCCAGTTATAAATTTTACTGCTAGTTGTGTGGTTCTAATTGTACGTCTTCGTTTTGTCTTTATGAAGAAAAGGTCCAATGAGGCAAGCTCTACTCTAGATAGCTCTCTATAATGAGGTGAAATATCCCCACTATATCTGAGTTCTCTAGCTCGATCTACCCGTTGCTCCATCTTCTTGAAGGTAAACATATAGGCGTGCATAATAGGGTGTAAGCGAGGCGAAAATGCCTCCTCCCCCCACTCCTGGGACTCAACTAAAAGTGAGGTTGGAACCACTATCTGGGATTGCTTCAGAGCATCTTCTAGATCCTCGAAACATTTGATGGAGAGTTTATCTTTCCTCTTCTCTTTCGACCAGGATGTAGTATCTAATACCATCTCGTTACCGTAGTAATCCACTTTAAGTGCAACATTCTCGAATATATATTCTCTAAGTCCCTTAAGGACCTGAGGTCGATCTTCGAGACACCAAGGAAATGAATTACCACCATTTATTAGGGATCTAAATCCCAGAATAAGTGTAAGTAAATTCGTCTTTTTGGTAAATATCTTGTGCTCAACTGCCCAAAGTCCAACGAGTGCTGTAGGAATTTTCCATCTCTCTGTAATCATTTCTAGAAATTGGGGAACGTTATAAAGACTTTCCTTAATTGATCTAAAGATCGTTATAGGTAGAGGGGAAATTTCCTTCCCATGCCAGAAAAGTCGTTTAGTAAATTCGCCACAATGTCCATGAGCTACGAAAGATTTCAATGGGTGTATAATTACACCCATCTGTCCTAGTAGTAATTCGTATTGTTTGGCAACAGCTTCATCCAAGATCACAATGTCGTCACCAAGAAGAACATAGTCTGTGAAGGACCAAAGAACAAAAGAACTTTTGTCGGAGCAGAGATATGCACAATACTGAATAAGGAGATGATGTGTTATTGAAAAAGTTATCCATGATGAATATGCCCCAAGAGGTTGTCCTACCTTCCATCTTATTTTCTTCTCTTGCTTATCAGCATCCATGTAGGCGTAGTCCCTGTCCACAAGTAATTTCACCCAGTGGTTCGCTATCGGTATTCCGAAGAGCACACTTATCAAAACATACTGTGGTCTGATAGGAAATCTATCAGTTGCTGCAGAGAGGTCGAAACTGGCACTAAACTTAGTATCCTTCTGTTTAAGAAGTCTACTGAAGGCCGCGTTCTGATTGAACGTACCATCCATTGGTATATCTCTTACGAGATCCATCAATGCGATGTGTATAGGCCTTAAGAGTTGTTGTGTCCAGAAATCAACCACTGCAATAACCCTAGTTTTCCCTCCAGACTCCGGTAAGAATGATATTTTTGCACTCTTTAGTTTACTTGTATCGATACCTTCTGGGCCGATCTTATCTATGTACTCAAAACTACGTTTAAGTGGATGTTTGACAAGATTAAAGAAAGATAATAAAGTTGGAAAGAGTCCTTCCTTCTTAAGAGCATAGACGTCTAGATGACTATTCAACAACGCAGGACCATTAGGTCCTGATCCTAGTGAATAGGATGCATCATAACCTATTTCAGGTTTGTACTTAAGCTTCACTTTAACAAAAGTTTTAATAAAGTTCCCAAAGTCCTTAATAGCTTGTGCTCTTTCAGGATTATCTACAGCTTCAGTGGTAATATTACTTACATCCCTAGAAATAGGTAGAACAATAAGAGGGTAAAGACGAATGCACGTTAGTGCAAGCCTCTTTTCCCAAATGTTGTCTGAAGTAAGAAACTGTCTGAAATCGCAGATAATGGATGGAAAACCATCCTTTGATGATCGTGTCCAAGGAATAGGAGAAAAAGTAAGACCCAGTGATACACGTGTTCCTATATTGTAGACCAACTTAAAGTGCTCAACGGTCCATTTTGGGCCCTTGTCACCATAAAGTTTGGAGAAGCGGACAAATAGTTTTTCCGCACAGTCTAGTAGCAATTTTACACGGGAAACAGATAAACTTAACCTAGTAAAATGTAATTGATTAAGGAAACTAACCAACTTCTTTGTTGTTAAAATAAAGAAGGAGTAAGTAGCTTTAATTAATTTATATTTATTAGAGTTAAGGTGTTTGTTTTTCATAGTTTTATGTAAATAACGTGCTCTCGCTGGTTTTACCCAGTTGCCACACATTATGAATCCATGGTGGTGTCGCGTTTCAAACGACAGAGTACCGGCATGGTCAGTACCCATTGATCCC